CGATGCACAAAAGCCCGCAGCAGCGGCATAGGAGCACACCATGACTGAGTTTTTCCCGTCCCCGGCCTCGACCGTTGGCGTTCCGTTTCCCGTGATTCCGCCGCCCCCGGCGCCGTTGCCGAACGTCGGTCTGCCCCCGAACATCACGGTGCATGCCGCGATGGCGTTGGGCTATCTGCCGGCGCAGACTCAGGTGACCGGGTTCGGCAACGGGGCTGCAAACCCGACGATCGCGTCGTTGATGTCGGCCGGGCTCATCAGCGGCAACACGCTGGCCTCGACGCTGACGTTTGCGACGCCGTCCGCGAACTACGGCGGCAATTGATTCGGCCTTAAGTGGCACGACGCACGGCGCGGAGCCGCAACGGGGTGAGAAGCCCCGATCAAATTCAAACACCAATCCCGGTGAGAATCGCGTCGCAGCCGCGTAGAGCTGTGTAGGGGATTGCAATGGCTTTTACACGAGATGACCTTGCTGCTTACGAGCAGCAACCGCAGACCCAAGTCGCGGAAAAACCTATCGTAACTGCACCGGCCGCGACAGAGCCGGAGCCTTCGCAGGCAGAGCCTGTTGAATCCGCGGATTCGTCCGCCGCGGGTGAATCGGACCAGCCCGATGCTGGAGACGTGACTTCTGACGATAACACCGAGGATTCGTCGACCTCGGACGCTGATGCTACTGGCGAAACGGCTGAAGGTGAAACGGAGGGAGAGCCCGCCGAAGGTGAAACTGAGAGCATCGGCCAACAACCGCAGAAGCAGAGCAGAGCGTTCAAACGCATACAGGAACTCAACGCTAAAGCGTTGGAGGCAACCGACCTTGCAGAAGGCTACAAAGAGTTTGGGAAGCTGGCCCAGGAACAGTTGAAAGCCGCGCGAGAAGAGATCGAGCGACTGAAAGCGGCGACCGGCGAAAAACCGGCGTCGCCTAAACCGGAGACGACATCGACTCCGGCGGCGGACAAACTGGGGCCGATGCCCAAGCTGACAGATCCAGACGTGAACTTTGACCCCGACACACTCGCCCAGAAACAGGAAGAGTGGTTCGACAAAAAGGCGAAGCTTGCGGTTCAAGAGGCGCTGAAGCAGAACACCGCGCAATCGGCGGTGGCGAAAACGGTCGAGACTTTTACGTCCAGAATTGAAGAGTTCAAGAAAACTGCACCTGATTGGGACGACAAAGTCAGAAACCCCGAGCTTCCAAAACTGCATGAAGCAGCGCAATCGGTTCTGGTGAAGTCTGACCTTGGGCCTGCCATCGTCTATCATCTGGCCTCGAATATGGCTGAAGCAAAGCGGATTGCCGCGCTGTCGCCCGAGGATCAAGTGATGGAAATGGGCGTGCTCAAGCGAGATCTTGAGCTGAAAGCGAAAGCCGCGCCAAAGGCTGGCAACGTTCCTGTGACTGGTGCGAAACCAGTCGTTAAGAAGTCCGTCTCTCAAGCACCGCCCCCTCCGACACCGGTACCGGCTGGCAAACGCGCATCAGCGCGTGAAGACACCGATCCGGGCATGAATATGGACGAGTTTGCTCGTCGTCATAGGGAAGCGAAAAATAACGCGCGTCTGGCAGCACGCAAGATGCGCGGTCTGAGCTAACCGAAAGGTATTTTCAATGGCTAATAGTCTCATCACGGCACAGTGGGTAGCGCGAAAGGCGCTGGTCCTTCTGCATGCCAAGTCGAACTTTACCGGTCGCACCAATCGCGACTATCAGAGCTTGCTGCCCGGGCCGATCAACGGCGTGATTTTGGGTCAACAGCTCAGCATCCGGCTGCCGTTCCAGTACCAGCTGCGCACGGGCGCCGCAATGAACGCGCAGAACAGCGTCCAGCGTTTTGCGACGTTGAACGTCAACCAGCAGGTCGGTGTGGACATCAACTTCACCTCGATCGAGCGGGCGATGCTGCTCAACAACTTCGAGGAACAGGTGCTGGAGCCCGCGATGGCGCGCATGGCGGCCGGCATTGAGAACATCGCGACCGCTGTGCTCAACAGCGTCCCGAAGTTCGTCGGTGCGTACAACACGACTGCGACTTTTCAGCAGCTGCTGTTGAACGAACGGTATCTGACTGAGACCCTGGCTCCGGAAGACGATCGTCGGACGTTCACTGCGACCCCGCAGGCGTCCATGTACTTTGTCAACGACAACAAGGGTCTATTCAACCCCGAGTCGACGATCAGCGATCAGTGGTTGGAAGGCGTCATCAGCGACAAGGCCGCAAGTTTCGTCTGCTTCCGTAACACGAAGCTGCCGACTCACGTCATTGGCGCGGTGACCGGTTCCACTCCGGTGGTGAACGGCGCGGGCCAGAGCAACAGCGGTGTCGGTAACGCGTTCGTGGCAACCTACACGCTGAACACCAACGGCTGGGGCTCAGGCACCACCACATTGAACGCGGGCGACGTCATTTCGATCGCTGGCGTGAACGATGTGGACCCGGAGACGAAAGCGTCCCTGGGCCGCCTCAAGCAGTTTGTCGTGACCACGACCATCAGCGACACCGCGGGCGCCATCGCAATTCCGATTGCTCCGGGCATCATCTCTGGCGGTGCGTATCAGAACGTGGACAGCGTGCCGGCCACCGGCGCCGCGATCTACGTGTTCGGTCAGTCGGGAACGGCGAACATCGCTGCGACCTCGGGTCAGCTCATCAAGCAGTCGCTTGGCTGGTACCGTGACGCGGTTGTGTTTGCAAACCCCCCGATGCTCGATCTGTCGCCGCTCGTGAAAATGACGGCCGCGGAAAGCTTCGAAGGGTACAACATTCGGTTCGCCCAGCAGTGGGATCCGAGTAACGACGTGCTCCCGGCGCGCCTCGACTCGATTGTGGGCGTCGTGCTTGCATATCCCGAGCTGGCTGTCCGTTTGATCGAAATCCCGGCCTAAGCCTGGTAGGGCGGCGCCGATGGCCGCCCTTTCAACTGAAAGGAAAATTCAATGGCTAATATTCAAGGTGGATACGGTCACAGTGACGTGTTCGCGCCGGGCGTGTTTGACTTCTACTCGACCAGCGGTTCGCTGGTTACGGGTGCAACAATCAACATGCAGTCGTCGAATCTCGTTGTATACGCTAGCGCCATGCTGGCCGCTTTGACGGTCAATCTCCCGCTTAACCCGCCCGATGGCGCGGTTGCGGAATTGAACTTTACCGCGACCATTACAGCGCTGACGATTGCGGCAAACACGGGCGACTCAATCGTCGGCACCAATCCGACGACTATCGGGGCGAGCACCCCGATCCGCTTTAAGTATTCGTTGCTTGGCGACGTTACGAAAGGCGTGCAGACCCGCAGCTGGATTCGCGTCCAGTAAGGATTGCCGGCTGTCCTCACCCAGCCGGCCTACGGCGGAACGACTCCCGCCCTACAAATTGTCGTGACTTTGCGGTTTTCAGAGCAAAACCCCTCTATTTTTGATACAATGAGTCGGTAATGTCTACTGCTCATGAAAAAGAGTCAGCACGCTTACGTAAAATAAAGTGGCGTTTAATGAATCGCGCTAAAGAGCGCGAGCGGCAAAGCGCGGCCAGAAAAATAAAAGGAAGCTGGCGCTGCCGTTGTAAAGGTTTTTGTAAACACAAAGAAAATGATCGGGTACGTCAGCGAGCCACTTACGCAAAAGCCCCGCACGTAAATCATGCGCGCGTAGCGAAACGAAGGGCATCGCAACTACAAAGAACTCCTGTTTGGGCGGAACTGGAAAAAATACAAGGGTTCTTTACCGCAGCTGAAATTGTTTCCGCGGTTTTGAACGAACCGTGGCACGTCGACCACATAATACCTTTGCAGGGTAAAAATGTAAGCGGTCTGCACGTTTACGAAAATTTGCAAATTCTTCCGGGTAAAGAGAATTTACGGAAGAGAAATAAATTTGAGGGCGCTAATGTCTAGCACGATCCAAGCCATCATCACGGAAGCATTCCAGACGATTGGCGTCGTGGCTGACGGACGTTCACCGACCGCAACTCAGTCTCAGGTCGCATTGACCGTGCTCAATGACCGCATTTTGTCCGAGCAACGCGACGGGTGGCGGCTCGGGTGGTTTCCGCAAACCAACGTGGCGGCCACTGCGCCGTTGCGCGACGAAGACATCGGCGAAGTGAAGCTGGTGCTGGCCGCGTGGCTCGCACCCAAATACGGCGTCGAAATCAAAGAAGCCGCGGACCCCAACGACCCGACCGCGTTGTCGAACCAGATCAAAGACGCGTTCCGCAAGCTCACGAAGCGGTCCCTGGCGTTCACTGAGAGCGACCTGGGCGAGCTCTCCCGCGCGCAAAGCGGTTTTGGCGCGCCTGGCTGGGGTTTTTGATATACTACGTGCATGAGTGCGGGGAGAGCATTTCGAGAGGCCGCCAGAGCGCGCGGCGAAAAGTTTTACATTTCCGGCGAGCTGTGTAGCCGCGGGCACGCAGGATTGCGTTATACGGCCAACCAGACTTGCGTCGAATGCTCTAAAGATCAGCAACGTCGCGCGGACGAAAAACGGCGTCAACGCCGCGACAGCGATCCCGTGTACGGCGAGCATCGCCGCGAACAGCGCAGAGTAGCAAACCGAAGTTACGGCAAACGAAACCGGGACAAAAAGTCTGCGGAATGGATGCAGTGGTTTGCGGATAGGTTACAGCGCACGCCGAAATGGGCCGATTTAAAAGAGATCAGGAAATTTTACACGGTGTCGACAATGCTCAGCCGTTTGACCGGCATGCAACATCACGTCGATCATATTATTCCACTTCGCGGTAAGTGCGTTAGCGGTCTGCATATAGCGGAGAACCTAAGAGTGATTCCGGAATTTGAAAATCTCTCGAAGGGCGCCAAGTTTTAATGGCAACGACACTCCCTCTTCCGCTTGGCAGCTACACGGACCTCGATCCGCGCGCTAGCTCCAAGCAACTGATCGGCTGTTTCAGCGAAGCGCTGGACCAGGATTCCCCCGCCGACACCAAGAACCCCACCAACTCGATGCCGATGACGCTGCGCCGGATGCCTGGCATGACGCAGTTGAACGGATTCGGTGACGGTTCCGGCAACCCGGTGCGCGGCATGTGGGAGATGGCCGGCGTGCAATACGTCGTCATCGGAACCAACCTATACTCTGCCGCGATAGATGCCGCAAATAATGTGACGTTGACCACCATAGCAACGAGCATTGCCGGGGGCAGCGGATTTGTTCGCATGACCGACAACGGCGCATGCATGGTGATTTTGATTCCAAGCACATCGATTGCCTACACCTACACAACGGCTGGATCGTTTGCACAGCTGACTTCGACGTTTTTTACGGCGCTAGGCGCCATCGATTGCTGGTTCATCGACAGCTACATCGTGTTTTTGGCGACAAACGGCACGACGTTTTTCAACGACGACGGCAGACAGGTGTCTGGCAGCGGACAGATCACGTTCACAACGGCCGCGTCGTTCACGCGCGAATTCGGCACCGATCTGTTCGTAGGGGGCACGGTCG